CTCTGTAGCGCTGTCTCTATTGACACGTAGAACGGTTTGCTGGTGTTCGTCACCGTTTGAAAGTAGGTTATCATATTCTTTTTTAAATTCGTTAATCACCGACAAATAGGCAAGGTTTCCCTTGATCTCCATACCATTGTAATCATAGGTCTCAGACATCATCTTCTCATGTGTCTTGATTCCATGAATGACCAATGAATGTCTCCTATTGAACAACCTACCGATCTCTTGAAGCGTCATGTTTTCTCGAAGTATACTGAACAAATAGTTGCGCTTGTATACCAAGTCAATGCGCTGACTAGGGCCATCTAGGCCGTCTCTTTCAATCCATTCTTTTATTTTATCTAGCATACTTAAAATATTAAATAACCTATTGCTATTCCTGATAGTAATAATAGGATTCGTTCGTAGTTTTTCATTTTGTAATAAAATGAATGATTAGTGATATTGATATTACGCCTACCAGTATCATTGTGCCAATAGCAGCCATTTCTTCTCTGCGGTCGTCTTTGTTTAGTTTCATTGTTCTTGTTGTTTAAATGTTAGCCATTAGTCTTGCTGATCCGAAAATATTCATCTTCTCGTTGTGCGTAAGCTCGTCCCACTTTGTTTTGTAAAGCTGCTGCTCAAGCCATTCGAACGCATCGGCATACATCTTCTTCTTCACAATCATCTTTTCAAGATATAGGCTAAGATCAAGAGCTTCCTCCTGAGCATGCGTGAGCCAGTCAACGTCAGACAAGTCCTTTCGGTCCATCGTGACGCCATACTTCTCAATCCCTAGCTTAGACCTCTGCTTATACTTATTGATTACAGACTCAACAATAGAGTCGCTGACCATCTGTTGGTCAGCCGTAGATGTGGTTGTATACATAATTAAATTAGATTAAAAATGGGTGCACTAGGATACACCCATTAAACCAAAACAACAAACCTGTCCTAGCAGGCGCTATACTTTAATCTTCAAAGTTTTTGATACAATAATTTATAAAATCTAAATGCTTTTCTTTAGAGTCTAGCAATTCATTAGTATCAAATCTTCTATACATCATTCTCTCTTGATCGTATACTATAAACCTATGTGCTTTTAAATGGTCTTTAGCTGAAATATCTATCACATCTTTTGCATGCTCATAATTATATGACCAGTGGTGATTATGCCCAAGTAGTGATTTTATTCTTTGAGATGCATTTCTGGCTAAATATTTTTCAGGATATTTATCCTTGTAGTTTTTTTGATAGTGTTGTTTTTTTGGACTAACTACACCGGTATAAAATTTCCTGTATTTTAACCTGCCTCTTTTTCTCTCACTATTGATCCAGTCAATATCTTTTGATTTATTAGAATAATTATCTAAACTATCTTTTCTAGCGCACTCCTTGCACTTATTTAAGTGACCATCCCCCATCTGCTTATGCTTGTAAAAGTCAGATAGGGGCTTGGTTACTTTACATTTAAAACATTCTTTCATAATACAAATATATGCATTTTCTAGAATATTATTTTAGTTTTTCTAAACGAGATACTATAACTCTTAATTAAAAGGTAGGTCATCCTGGTCGTCAGTGTGACCTGATCCTGGTGTGCTAGGCGCTGGAACGAATGCCGGTTTCTCAGCAGTAACAGCGAACCCCTCAATAGTTGAGAAGAACTTCACCTGACCCTGTGGACTAGTCCACTCACGCCCCTTTAAACTGAACGACACCTCGACCTCTTGGCCTTCAGCAATGCTCTCCAATAAGTCACACTTGTCGTTAACAAATGTGAATGGAATGTACTGCGGATACTGGTCAGCACCATCGGTTAATACTAGCTCACGCTTACGAAATTTGTCGGAGATGGTCTCCACATTGCCCACCTTGTAGGCAATTCCTTTGAATTTAAACATATATATTAATTAAAAGATTACTAAAATAATTGTGACAATACATATTATTGCCACTGCAATACCTAAGACATAGTTTTCAGCATTGTCTTCTACCGCCTCTAAAAAATAGACATGGTCCTGGATTACCTCAACCTCATCTGCATAGAAGTATAACTCATCAGTACCTACATTAACTAGGTAACCGTAGTTATGTCGCTTGGCCTCATAGATCTTACCGACCTCATCATGACGTAAGCCATAGCCTCCATCTGTTAACAACCGGACTCTCATAGGTTCTTGGTTTTTAATATGCTGATATACTCATTGGCATAATCATCAGCCACTTTCAGCCAACTCTCGATCGTTGCGATGTTGTCGTCAGTGAGGGTGACTCTCACAATTGTCGCACGCATGTTGTCATCGACATCATCCATGTAGTGCAGCGTCGGTTCGTCCCATTCACCCAACAATTCCTCAGGTGTGTTGCACAGCATGTATGCCACCTCACCATCACGCCAATCAAGCCCGGTCATTTGACGTAGCATCCATAGGTATGCCTTCACCTGCCAGTCATACCCTGACTCCTTAACCTTCTTAGCGGCCTTCTCCTCAGTCTTTGGGAACGTCTTTTTTGTGTATGATGACTTTATGTCAAGCACCTTGAGCCTGTCAGCGTCAACGACGTCAGGATGTCCATGCATGAGCGGTGTGCTGAGGTATGCGTACTTGTCACCGTCAGACAACTTGTTGTAGTTGGTGAAAAAGATGCGGTTGTATAGCTCAATAGCCTCGTCCTCAACAGCAGTGCCCTTGTCAGTCTCCTTGCTCCAGAAGTGATCCTTGTACTGGTATATCTTCTCGTCAATGATCTCCTCGATCAACGTCTTGGCACCTTGACTTAGCTCAGGGTTGGCATCGCGCTTGGCAATCAGCTCATCACGCTTTGCCGCCTGTAGTTCAGTCAACTTTATCTTGGCTAGTAGACCATCAAGGGTTGCTTGTTGATTAGGCGTCAGACCTGGTGTGCCACTATTAAATAGCGGTGCACACTTACTTGCCCGTAACTTCAGCATGTTGCTCAGATGTTAGATTAAAGTCATTGATTAACTTCTCAGCCGTGGTTTTGCCATCAGCAATGGCCTGCAAGGCCTTAGCAAATCGCTCAGGTGCGATGCTTGGCTTCTCCTTCTTAGGTAACGGACGTGTGCTGAAACGCAGCGCATCAGTCATTCCTTGTGGACTCTTGACCTTCTCAACACCAAGGACAATCTCTTTGCCGATGTATTCGTTGAAATCAAAGGACCCGAAATAAACTTCGAGACGCTTGAAGTTCGTCCGGTTGGCAACCATGCTCTTCTGAAATTCTTTGAGCTTGATGAACACCTTGTCTTCTTTACCCATCTCTCCGACCATTACGTCCTGATAGACCTTCTCAATTGTGACGACTTTTGGCTCGTACTTACCATTGACCTCTAAGTCCCAACTCCCTAGGTACTTGTTGTCCTTCATTAAATTTCTCCAGTGCGACATGTAAATTAAGTTTTAACAAAATTAATATATTTCTTTCTTTATTCCAAATAAATTGTCAACTTTTTTTATACTCAAGGACGGCATATTCTTCCTCAAATTCAGTTGTTACGTCAGTTATGTACCTGAACCATATGACATAGCCAGCCTTTGTTCTTGCCACGTAGACGATGTAGACTTGGTCAGGTGCGCTTGACCGGTGGAAGTAATTGAACAATGGTGTGTCGATGTCCTTGCGGTTGACATTTAAGCTGTGCATCTTGGCTCCATTGTATTCAAGGGTGTTGAGAGCGATGCTTAGCGCTGTGTTCATGTCGTGGGCAGTGGTGTAGAAGTTGCCAGAGCTTAAGACCTCGTAGTCTGGGCGGTCTGGTTTCCATTGGGCACTGATTACTAATGCTAACGTCATCATACCAAGGCAGAACATTGCAACGACCATAGGTATGCCAATGGCAGCCCTGATGATGTCGTTCTTAATTCGTGCAACAAGGCCCATCCCGAGCATTGTTGCGATAAATAAAATGAAATAAGTCATATTAGTTTGGATTTATTTTGTTAATACTGATCTGTACAACATCCTTGGTTATGTCGGTGATGATCTGATTACTGACAATTAGACCAAGTGATAGGGCTGTCATTGGATTGGTAGCGAATAACTTTAGTGACTTGCCGTTGTCATAGGTTACGATGTACCGCTTTAAGGTTGGCGACATAGATGATTTCATGTTCAGGTATTTTAGATTTATTGATTGCCTCTTTAACGTTATATGCCTCGATGGTTACACCTGAGCAGAGGATTGGACTCAGGTGATAGCATATGTGGTACTTACTGTAATTCATCATAACTTTATAGATATTCCGTGTAATAAAAAATGGATGAGTATCTCCCTGTCATCCAAACTCAGGGCAATAGACAGGCCGATAGTCCTACCGGCCGGCCAACTTTCAGTTATTCTTATTTTCATAGGTTCTTGAATATATGTGTGATTACTGATACGGTCCAAGAGTTACCTAGGGCCTTGTATCTTTGAGTATTGCTTACACCCTCGGTGAAGTGATCAGGAAACGTCTGCAATCGCTCGCACTCTACTGGTGTAAGCTTGCGGAAGTTCTTTGGGTCTACAGCTACCATGCTACGTTGCTTGCGCTCTATGCTGTTCCACGCCACAGCGCCATCATAACGTGCCGTGAGGCAGTATGCCTTGCCGTCAGACGTCACCATCCGCTCGTCAATTGGGTTAACTAAATCGCTATTGGTTTCTAATATGTCACGCAAGATTATGCCCTGATCATCGGGTTGAGTCACGTTTGGAATGTTTGTCCAGTATAATCGGTAGCGGTTCTGAGCTGAAACAAGCGAGCTGTTGATTGCAATGGGCTCCACTCCCATGTATCTCGTTATCACCGCCTGGCTTTCCTTCTTCATGCGCACATTCTCTAGCAAGAATCGCATCTTTGGGTTGTGGTCGGCTACGTGATGGCAGATGTCAACGAACACAAAGAATAAGGCCGACCTTGGGTCGTCAAAGTTCAACTGCTTACCAGCAAAGCTGAACCCCTGACATGGACTGCCCCCCATCACTAGGTCAATCTCCGCCCATGGGATGTCCCACTCTCTCCAATTGTTCACGTCACCAAGTTGGATGGTGTTCGGGAAGTTGCGTTGGGTTAGTTGGATTGCATACTTGTCAACCTCACTTGCGAAGTATTGGTCGACTGTTTGGTTTGCTTGTTTTAATGCAAGCTGACCGGCACTGATGCCGTCGAATAAGCTTAATACTTTCATTGTTGATTATAATATTTAGGTGGTACAATAATAAAGTGATTGACACAAAACACGTTTGATGTCTCCAGAGTTACAACTCTGGAAGGTATTTTATTGCGCTTGAGCTCAGCCAATTTTGCGCTAAGATTTAGCGCAGCATTTGGATACGGGCTGTCGTCCCATGAACCAGTGTCAGGCTCCATGTGAATTGAGTAGATTGGTTTGGCATAGCCTCTCCAACCATCCAAGCGGATGTACTCTTGGCTCTCGTCGAAACACATGCCGACATGCGGGGCATCTGGTTGTGGATTGTGATTAACACGCGTCATCTCGCCGTCCCATTGGTTGCCGTTTAGGATTGGTTTTTTCTTGTGCATACGTACATATGTATTCGGAAGCATGTTCAACCATTTATTGGTTGTCCTGGTCGGCCATCCTGCGTTGGTGACATATAGACCATCGGTTTTGTGTTCGGCAATTAAATTGCCAAATAGAAATAATGATCGGCCATCCGTTTGGCCGTTACCTTGTTTTTTCTTTTTGCCTTCAAGGAAGGATTGGATTACTGCGTTCATGTGGGTATATGTTTAAGAAGTGAAATAATTGCACTAGCTCAGTCTCGCTTTTGGCTGTCTTGAGCGGAGTGCGGAATTTAAGATACCAATAGGTCCCGAAGTTGTCCCATGTCATTTCATCGGTGAATTGGGATTCGAGATACATGCGGAATTTCTCACGATTCAGACAAACAAGTTGTCTGATTGTCGAGTTCTTGTTCCATCGGTTTGACTTTATTGAGTCGTTCAATAATTGTCTGTAGCGTAATTTTATTTTTTCCATCGTATAACTTTTAGTGCATTAAAAGTACTACAAATAAATTTTAGTTATGGTGATTTGATGGTAAAAATGGGTAAAATGCATGACGACTTTTGTCAATATATGACGACTTTTAGGCCTTTATGACGAAATTATGACGAGTTTTTTTGCTGTATCCCTTATTGTTATTGACTTTATGACGATATGACGACTTTTTACCCTTTATGTAGAAAAAAAAAAAAAGTAGTATAACTTATAAGTATATAGATATATAGTAGTTTTATTTTCTCCGTATAGGGGTATTTTTTCGTCATTTCGTCATATTTCAGTGTATCTTGCTGATAATCAGCGAGATATATGAAATAATTTCGTCATAAAGTCGTCATGAGTCGTCATGAACGTAGTGTTTATAAGGGTTATAGCGTCATACGCCATTGATGATTGTGACATTTTTTAATCTGCCGCTAAGTCCCATGGTTGTAAATTTTTAAAGTTGATCAAGTGTCTTTCCTTCAGCGTTGAAACAATGAACTGAGCTAATTTCTTGTTGGTCTTCTCATTTGTCAGGTCGTTGTCACCGATTGAGCGGACGACGTCGCGTGGATGCATTTGAAGGATGCGGTTGCAGAACTTTACGTCCTGGCCTAGATGGAAACGTTTGTTCCGGTAGATTAATGTCCAATAGTGGGCAAACCCGTAGTGTTGTGTGATTACGATTTTCATGGCTTGATTATAAATACTTGGTTAGACATTGGGCACTGAACTGCAATTGTGTTGTCAGTTACATTGCCGATTACTTTGTAGTCGCCCGTCAGGACGAACTGCCGACCGCTCACAATGAGTGTCTCTTGGTTGGATAGTTTAATCATAGGTCTCGAATGTATACTTTTTGTAACCCATCGTCAAGGTGTACATAGAACTCATCTACCTCATCGGTGTATAGTTCTACAATTGGAAGATGTCTTTCTATTTGTGATTTGATTTGATTGAATAACTCAAGCGCCTCAGCATAGCTTGAGAAATAGTAGTGCTCGTTATCATCTAGAGTATCGAACACATGGTGAACTGCGTATTTTATCATGGTTTCTAATTTTAAAATTCTTCTACTCCAGCTGCTTCTAATAATTCTACGTCATCTTTTTCTATGAACTCAGCCAGGCTTTGTAGTTCAATTAATTCACCTAGGCTTATTGTCTCTGATCTAAGTTCTTGTCTTAGGTATTCTAGTCTATCTTTCATATTGTTAGTTTTCTCTGTCTCTAAAAAATTCTGCAAGGTGGATTAAGTCATCGAGCAACTGCTCGTCCGTTTTTAAGGCTAACTGGAATACATCGTCAGCCGTTTCAAATTCGTCTCGTGCCATGTCGTAGATGGCGTTAATTAGTTTCTCTCTCATGATTTTTAGTTGTTATTCCATACCTCATCAACCGAGTAACTATACTCGATGAACATGAAGTTTAGGTAGTTATTAAAATGATTTTTGTCAACAAACGTTTTGTCGACATAGATGACTTGACACCACCTATTTAGGAATTTGATTTTGACTTTCATATTGACATGCCTCCTACCTGGTTTGTTACTACTTTGTACAAGGCGAATGCGATTGCAATGCCTACTGAACTTGCCATGCATATTTGGATGGCTTTTGCGATGATTAATAAAGCTTTCATGTTGTTTGTTTTTGAGGGTTTAAATTCCAAAATTCATTTGCGCTGAGTATTGTCTCTTCGTAAACAATTGTCCAACCATGGTTGGTGTACTCGGTTCGATGCAATTTGTAGCGGATGTCCTGGCGTCCGTTGTTGCCTTTTAGTTGATCAACTACCACCAACGTCCCGTTGATGATAGCTTTGAATGTTTGTAGTGTTGTCATCTGTATCTGAATGGTATTAATAACTTGCGTGTCTTAATGAGCACGCCTTCCTGAAAAAAGCCAATTATCTCATAACGGCCTTCTATTCTGATTACTCTTGTTTCCATGGTTATATATTATTTAATAATGATTCGTATTTCTTAGGGATTTTGTTATATAGTCTAATGGTGTGTACGCTTGACCAAGATGTCTCAAACTTTTCTTGGATAACACAAAATTTTAAATTATCACCGAAGCAAATGGTTGTTCCATATCCCAAAATACCTTCTACTAATTCAATTACTTGACCACCTTTACTTATGTATTGATTAGTCAATTTTTGTACTGAGTCTAAATTGTAAGTATTCATGATTTCTATTTATTAAAGTTAGTGGTGCAGTGAGTATCGCTCTCATTAATTAGTCATTCTAACTACACCTAGTGTTTACATGCCACGTGAAACTGCATGCTCTCTTTTAGTCTCTACAGGCATCACCATTTGGCCTGTGAGGTTGACGTCGACCACCTGAGTAGTGTATCGAGCGCCCCGACGTAGCGGAGTCTTTATACTTACCGCATCGGCCTAGTGTGACTCACCTAGTTAGTTTATAGTCTTACCAATATGTCAATGAACTATGTAATGAGTAACTAATCTACTTTGAACCACTTTACCTCGGCGTGCTCCTCGAAAGGCGCTTAGTAAAACTTTATCTTTTCAATTCACCGCTTGAATACTGATTCGTCATCGTAACCTCTAGTGGTGTTGTTAGCTCGTTTGCTTGATACAAATATATGTATACTATTTTGATTGTCAACTATACTTTGACAATTATTTTCACATTTTATGCTAATTTATATTCATTCTAAATAAGGACATGTTGCTTATTAAATGTAAAGTGTTGATTTGTAGGTAGTTACGAATGAACGTTAACCAGGATCACACCAAACCGCTTTGGTATTTATTTTGGTAGGTAGGGGCAACCCCCACCTTACACACCTGCAACCAACCCGACAAACGCAACGAACGGCCGACCGATTGACCGACCGAACGGCCGATGCACTGGTTGGTCTTAAGTACATTCTATTTAACATAATGCAAATTATAAGACATGCCTAGCAAACGCAACGACAAAGCGGTAGTGCGGTCTGCAGGCCGTGTGTATTGGTATTGACGTCAAACGACCGGCCTACCGGAAAAGCCAAAAAGTTCGGCCGAAAAGTCTGAAAACCATACCCCCCGGGGTGAAATCAGATCGGTTTCCCTTCCGCGCCGGCTCGCGTCACATGGGGGTATTACCCAAACAATCCATATATCTAATAATCATTATATTTGCACTATGACAATCATATTCTACCCAAACATCGGCCTATCAGTTGGTCTTGACTACATGCCAGCAGAGGACGATCTATCGGCAGAGTGGATGATACACTTGTTTATCTTTAAATTATCTATATCATGGCAATAAAACGCACAGATCCACCTAAAAGAAGGTTAATCCCAGCAACTGAGCTAGAGGCTCAGGATGCTGCTTTTAAATCTGATAGAGATAGATACGAAGCTCAAGTCAGCACATACAAGAACACACCAAAAACAGCTAAATCATACGCTACATTTGGAGGTGGTCCTGTTGACGTGAGCCCATCTGGTCTAGCTGAATATAATAAGAACAGACGATACGATGAGCCAGAGGCAACTCGCATCGAAAGAGCAAGATCATTCGGTAGCGAGGCTGAATACTTGAAGAGGGTAAGTAAAGATAAAAATGTATTTGTCGGCCACATAACTTATAAGGAGCCAACCAAACCAACAGCACAAAAAGCCGACTGGTCTAAAGTTGAGCTAAACAAAATGCCAACCAAGAAGGCGACTGTTGCGCCTAAAGCTGGATCACTTAAGCAACTAAAATCTAAAAGCAAAGCTACTGAGGGTTGGTTCGGTGACGTCAATCCAAGCACAGCTGGTATGTCTAATAAACAGCTTAAGCAGTTTGCTTCATACGCATCTAAGACCAACTTAGGTGAGAGCTTTATTGCGTCACCAAAGTCCACTATCAACCAATACAAAGGTGAGATGAAGTCTCAGCGTAAACAATACGCTAAAGAAGGCAACATGGCTGGTGTTAAAGCTACAACTGCTGACATTCGTCAGGCACGAAGTGCTAGTAAGTTTACCGGATCTAAAAATCCGCTTGATGTGCCTGGCATGGCTACTGGCTACAGAGCTGCTCAGGACAACGCGGCCAATCGAAATACTATAAAAGAGCAAGTCGGAAGACTAAAGAAGCTACGATAATACATTAAAGCCCTCCAAGTGAGGGCTTTTTTCATAATAATTAGACTAATACCACAAAATATACTATTTTTGTGGTATAAATCTAATAAAATGGTAGTAAAACATGTACATTTAGGCGATGAAGGTCGCCAAAAGCTCACTAGAGGCATCAAAACGATCGCTGGAGCAGTAAAAAGCACTCTCGGTGCGCGAGGACGGACAGTCCTAATCGAATCAGAACACCACGTAGGTGGTATTACAGTAACAAAGGACGGTGTGACGGTCGCTAAGTCGATCAATCTCTATGACCCGGTCGAGAACTTGGCTGTGATGATGATGCGCCAGGCTGCTGAGAAGACAGCCACTGTTGCAGGTGATGGGACAACCACGTCAATCGTGATCGCTGAGGCTATTGTTGACGGTGCATATGAGTTCCTCAGCCCAGACGAAAATGTTACTGAGGTGATTCGTGAGATCAATAGCATCACGACAGACGTCGTGACACACTTAACCAAACGAGCAAAGAAACTATCAGGCAAGAAGCTAAAAGACGTTGCGTCAATCAGTGCCAACAATGACACCACTATTGGTGGTATGATCGCTGACGCGTTCAGTGAGGTTAAGATGGTATCTGTTGAGAACAGTAAGGACCACAACACGTATGTTGAGGTGATCAAGGGGATTAAGGTTGACCGAGGTTGGACTAGTCGCCACTTTGTCACTGACTACAAGCGACAAGAGGCTGTGCTAGAGAACCCATACATTCTGATCACTGATCAGGAGATTAATAACCTGCTCAACATTGAGAAAGTACTGCAACATGTTGTCGCACAGAACAAGTCACTACTCATCATCGGTGAGATGACACCTGCTGCTTTGAACACATTGAACATCAATGTGTCTCAAGGCAAGATCAAGGCATGCCACATCATGCCTCCGAACTTCGGGTACCGTCAGAAAGACTTGTTGGAAGACCTAGCAATCGTATTGGACGGCACATACTTTAGTGAGGACACTGGTGATGACCTATCTCTTATTGACGTGGCACATCTTGGTCGTTGCGCTAAGGTGATCGTTGGTAAGGACAATACTATATTCATGCCCTATGCTAGCTCTCAAGATAGCATAGACGCCCGCATTGCTGACATCAACGAGACCATATTCGAAGGCATAACAAAAGAAGAGCTTGACAACCGCAAAGAGCGAGCAGCCAACCTATCGGGTGGTGTTGCTGTGATCCACGTTGGAGCGCTCAGCGACATTGAGCAGAAGGAGAAGCGCGACCGCATCGATGACGCTGTCTGCGCTGTTGAGGCTGCATTAGAGGAGGGAATCCTTCCTGGTGGTGGTGTTGCGCTGTATGAGTATGCTCATCAAAACCTAAAAGCCATTAACTCTGCATCGGCTCAGATCATGTACAAGGCATTAACATCACCTATGCGTCAAATACTTGACAACGCTGGTAAAGATGCTCAGTTCATCATGGACGGCATCCTTCCGTTCCCTAACGAGGGCTATGACGTGAAGGGTGAGCAGTATGGTGACATGATTAAGCTTGGTATCATTGACCCGGCTAAAGTCACTAAGAACGCTTTGTTGAACGCTGTGTCGGTAGCAACGACGATAATGAGCACAAACGCAATCATTACAAATATCAGAGCAGATGAAAGTATTAAATAAGTTCTTACTTGTTCAGCGAGTAAATGAACAAAAGCAGACCAAGAGTGGTCTACTCTTAACCGGAGAGGATTCCAACGACATGCGATACCATAAAGCCGTCGTCCATAGTGTTGGAGACAGCATCACTGGTATAAATACCGGCGATACAATCCTATACGACAAAGTGCAAAGCCACGAGATCATCCTTGATAATGAAAGGATGACTATAATTCAGGAGAGGGACGTTGTTTGCGTCTTCGGTTAAAATCTGTAATCGCAATAGCTAAGGTCTTCTGATTGAACGGTGCGTTTTTTCTAAAGGCCTTATTGCGTCTTACAGATGTTGGTATTGGCTCTTCACCTGTCAACTTCTTATATATTGACGTGATCATTTTCTTGGCCTTAAAAGACACCTCATACAGCTGGCCTTCGTTGTAATTTTTCTGTCGCCATTCACTGATCCAGCCATCCTTTAACAATCTGTTGAAGCGGTCTCTATCCCAGGTCATGAAGTTCTTGTATTCGTCAAAGTCTGACTTTCTAAAAAACCTGTTGCCATGTAAAAAGAACAGCATCTCAAGATCTGATAGTCTTATGCCATAGTTCACTTGAGCCCATCGTCTAACGATTGCCCACTCTGTAAGAAAGTCATACTTCAGCGGTTCGCGTTGTATTATTCTTTCGTAGATGATTGTTTTTCTAACTTTCATTATATTTGTACAAATATATTGATAATGGGACTATATAGCAACATTCACGCAAAAAGAGAGCGAATTAAAGATGGATCAGGCGAGAAGATGCGCAAACCAGGTCAAAAGGGAGCGCCTACTGCCAAAGCGTTTAAGGCTGCTGCTAAGACCGCAAAACCAAAGAAAAATGAAAAATAAACCAATGGTCGAGAAAAAGACCGGAGAGAAGTATGCGTCTAAGGGTGCTAAGATGAAGCATGAGAAGGTTGAGTCTAAGAAAGAACAGATGCGCGAATACGGAAAAGTAAAGCGTAAATGAAAGACCCAAGATTAGAAAGAGCTGGCGTTCAGGGCTTTAACAAGCCCAAGCGCACTCCTAGTCACCCGACTAAGAGCCATGTCGTTGTGGCTAAATCTGGCGACCAAGTAAAATTAATTCGTTTTGGTCAGCAAGGCGTAAAGACCAACCAGACAGCCGGTCAACGTGAGGCTTTCAAAAGCCGTCACGCTAAGAATATTGCAAAAGGTAAGATGAGCGCGGCATGGTGGAGTTCCACCGTGAAGTGGAGCCCAAGCAAGACTGCATCACCTAGCACTAAATGGAAGAAAGGATGAACAATATACCATTCAAGAATAAGGACATTGAGTTTTTAGGAAAAAAGAAAAGGATCCGTGAGATGCGTGGCGAAGAGTATGTCAACATGCCAAACGGTGACGTATCGTCACACTTAATGTCTAGCCGCGACAAGGAGGCGTTTCCAACTGTTTTCCCAAACAAGCCAGGGTCGCATGAGTACAAAGACTGGACTGACATGCCAAACACCTCAGATGCCTACAATGAGGCCAAGAAGAGGGGTGAGGTCGTTAAGTTCGCCACAGCTAAGAGAGCTGAGAAGATGGCATTTGGCGCCTGGAAGAAAGGCGACGCTAGAAAAGAAGCAATGCAAGGATATGCTAATTATAAGAAAACACAAAGGTCTAGGTGACACTGTCGCAGCTTTAGCTGAGGCAACCGGCATCAAGACACTAGTCGAGAGTATAACTGAGGACTGCGGGTGTCAAGAGAGGCAAGCCTCTCTTAACAACCCAGACCTACTAATCAATAAACTGTTCTATGGGACAAAGCAAGACATCGAAGTATTACGCAGCCAACCCGAAGGCAGCGGAGAAGAGGCGTGAATATCAGCGCGATCTAAACTCAACTGAGGAGCGTAAGAAGTACCGGGCTGATCACACAAAGGCTCGTCGTGCCAATGGCATAGACGGCAAGGGTGGCCCTGACATGAGTTCCACAAAAAGTGGTAAATTTGTAAAAGAAAACCCAAAGACAAACCGAGCTCGAAACGGTGCAAACGGCAATAGCGTAAAAAAATAATATATGGCAACAATTCCATCGGGACAAAAGTTCCACACAGTACCGGCAGGTGTTCAAACAGTTGAGCGTGGATCAGCATTAGCTAATTCGCAGCGTGAGATCTATACAATGCAAGATGTTATTGACACTGTGTCTCAGAACGTTTCAGCAAACCCATCTGTTATTGATTTAAAAGTAACAAGCGGAACGGCTGTAACAGGTACGACAAACACTACAATCTCTCAAAATATTCTTATTCCTGCAAATACATTTACATCTGCAGGAGGAGCTCTTGAGTTTATGGCTAGGTATCAAAAAACAGGTACTGCTGCAAATTATTCTTCTACTGTTTATATTAATACATCTAATACATTAACAGGAGCAAATGCTTTAGCATGGTTTAGTTCAAATCCAAATACTTTAATTCAGGGTATTAGAACTGCTAGAATAAGTGCAAATACACTAACTGTTTATCCTGCAAATACAACTGCATTGTCTGATTATGCTGCAACAAGTACAGCACAAACATCTGTTGCATTTGACCCAACTGTTGACAATTATTTATTATTTGCTGTTCAATTAAACGATGGTACTGATTCAGCTTTGGTTCAAATGGCTAGAGCGGTGAAATACGAATAAAACTAAACTAATATAAAAAGTCGAGCCACCTTAACCGGTGGCTTTTTCGTTTTAAAATATTGCCTATCTTTGTCTTATAAATTAAAAAGAGATGGCATATCAAAAACTACAAGTACAACGCGCGGCATTAGTTACACCGAGCAACACTGTTGACATCCCATACGTAGGTGGTGACGGAACAACTCCAAGCTGGCCTTGTGTCCTTTATATCGGCACTGGCGGTAATCTTCGCGTTCTAACCGAAGGAGGTGATGACGTGGTATTCACAAACGTATTAGGCGGGACAACTCTTCCTGTCAATGTTGTAAGAGTATTTGCTACCAACACAACGGCTAGCAATATTGTAGCAATGTGGTAATATGTGGATATTTAGCGCCATAGCAAATGCCGTAGGAGCCAACTACATAGGTGACCCTAATTATATCGCTGTATCGTTTCGTAACAGAGTGCAAGCTGACGGCGGTACATTTGAGGCGCAGAACTGCTTGGTATCATTCTTAAATAGTTTATCATGAGTCTATTATCACAGGCTAGTCTTTGCGTTACGCCTTCAGCTTACAAAGAAGGCAAACTTTATTCCGTTATTCCGTCCGATGGTTCGGGCGATATGTCCGTTGTAAGAGCAACAACTGCAACAAGAGTTAACTCTGCGGGGTTGGTTGAGTTAGTGCCTTATAATTTGTTGACGTATTCAAATACATTCAGTAATGCAGCTTGGACAAAAACCAATACAACTGTAACAAGTGGGCAAAGTGGTTACGATGGCACATCAAATGCGTGGAAACTTCAAGCAACTGCAACCAATAACTGCGAAGTTGACCAAGGATTCAGCGAAAGCGAAACCAAAAATTTTAGCATTTACGCTAAAGCGGGCAACGTTAACTTTGTAGCGATTTCAGTATTTGGTGCGGGCTATGGTTGGTACAATTTGAGTAACGGAACTTTAGGTTCGAGTGGTGGTACTTTTGTTTCTCGCAATATCGAAAGTGTTGGAAATGGTTGGTATCGTTGCTCAATCGTTACAAATGTTAGTGCAAGCGGTGTGGCAGTTTATGTAGCAGATGCCGACAACTCAATCGCTACCACAATAGGAAGTAATATATTTATTCAAGATTCACAACTTGAAAGCGGAAGCGTACCGACTACCTACCAAAAAACGGAAACAAGACTTAACATCCCAAGACTTGACTACTCAAACGGTACTTGTCCAAGTTTGTTAGTAGAACCGCAAAGGACAAACCTCTTGACTTATAGTTCGTCTTTTGATAATGCGGGGTGGACTACTAATAATGCAACAATAACCGCAAATGCTATTATATCACCAAGCGGTATTCAAGACGCCGAATTATTAACATCAACGTCAACAACCGAAACTGGAGTATTTAGGTTGATTTCAGTTACTGGAACAAATACTTGGAGTGTATACGCTAAAAAAGGAAGTGGTAAATATTTGCTAATAAATACAAATGCACCTTTAATATCTGCAAAATTTGATTTAGAAAGTGGGCAAGTAGTTGGAACGCCAAGCGGAGGAGCAACTGCAACTATACAAGATTCGGGCAATGGATGGTATCGTTGTGTTGTAACTTCAACAACTGCGCAAAATAGATTTACCATATTTATAACAAACAATACTATTGCAGATGACTTTACTTCATCAGTAGGTTTAAGTTGCTACATTTGGGGTGCACAACTCGAAGCGGGAAGTTATAGCACAAGTTTCATACCTACAACCTCTGCAAGTGTAACACGCAACGCTGACGTAATATCAAAGACGGGTATTAGTTCGCTTATAGGGCAAACAGAGGGTACGTTGTTTTTAGATTTACAATATTCTAACACAAATGATATAGATATGTTTTTAAGTATTAGACCTAATGCATCAAATAAATTAGAAATATTTAGAGATGGCGGAGTTATTTATGCAGAAGTTGCAGCAAGTAATTCAATTTCTATTTTTTCAACACAACCAATCGGGTCTTATAAAATAGCTTTTGCTTATAAAAGTGGTAGTACAGCTCTATATATTAACGGAACTTTAATTAGTCAAAGCGCAACTACATTTACTTTCACTAATACATTAGCAGATTTATATTTGAATAGTAGAGGCGGTTCAAGTTTTATTGAAGCAGCAAATTTCAACGCCGCCGCCCTTTGGAAAACTCGCTTAACAAATACACAGTTGCAGACTCTGACAAGTTTATAATGCCAATAGTTTATTTACATAGAAAACCAATTGATAATTCGATATTTTATGTCGGTATAGGCAATGATAAAAAAAGAGCTTATCATTTTCACGGGCGTAATGCTCATTGGAAAAACACATATAATAAATATTCTGTATTTGTAGATATTGTAGCTAATGTAGAAACAAGGGAAATTGCAAACGAACTTGAAGAGTTTTTAATTCAAGAAATAGGAATTAATAATCTTTGTAATAAAACTGCTGGTGGTGACGGATTTAAAGGATACCATACTAAGGAGGTAAAAGATAAAATGAGCAAATCTCGCAAAGGAATGTATGCTGGTAAAAAAAGAAGTAAATATTTTTGTGAACAAGTTAAGAAATCCAAAATAGGATATTGCCCAAGTCGACAAGCGATAGAAAACGGAGTGCAAAAAAGAAAAGAAAAAGCCGCTTTAATTATTGAGATTAATAGTGGTTTTATTGGTAAGATTTGGGAAATAGAAAAACAATTCAATATTGACAGAAGGGCAGTTTATTATAACTGCAAAAAAGATAAGGCTATTTTAACAAGAGAGTGGAAGGGACTAAACTTTAAAAAATACACAACTTTATAACTATGGAAAATATCTTTAAACTGACTTATTCAGACAAGGCGGCAGCAGTTGCCGACCTTTACGCAAAAGGAATACTAATCGAGGTTGATGGTATTGATGGAGAAAAACACGAAGCATACGGCAACGGAGTAGCTGCTGTGGTCGAAATCGGTCTCATCCTATTGACCCCTCCAGTAATGGAAGGAATGGAAGTAATTACCGAACCTATCTACGCTGATGGATATCACTACGACGTTATGAGTTCTGAGCTTTACGACTTCGGTGCTAACTTAGTAGAACCAAAGAACCCAAAGCACGCATTTGCTGGTCACGCAACAACTGAGGAATACATTCCACATGACGGGCAAATTCAGTAATCAAGGTACTTTATCAACGTCCGGGACTGTATTACATACAGGCCCTGATAATAATATATCTGAGTTGTATTCAATGAGATTTAATAATCCTGCTGCCTATACATTAACTGTTTCTAAATATACAGCCTCCACGACTGTCACTACTCAAGTATATTCAATAAACCTTTCAGCAGGTGATACAGTGACAGACACTTTTAAGTATCATTTAGATGAGGGAGACTATATCACAGCGACATCTAGCGTAGCAGGGACAACTTTTATAGTAGAGGGATCTGACTTACCTAATGTTAATGTGATAAGATGCAAGTAGTAGATGTAAATGGCAATATGTTTGGTTACGACCACCTAGAGATTATAGGTGCGGATGGTAGACCAAAAACATTAGACAGCGGACTGACATCAGTCGGCCTTTCAATGCCATCTGCGTTCTCTGTATCTAACAGTCCTTTAACATCAAATGGTACTATAGGCGTTACGGGCGCAGGTACAAATTCTCAATACATTGACGGTACTGGTGCATTAAGGACTTTTCCGTCATTAACAGGCTATGTCACAGCAGTCACCGCATCAGCTCCTCTAAGCTCATCAGGTGGAACTACACCTAACATATCATTACTTAGAGCCAATACAACTACAGATGGCTACTTAAGCGCTATTGATTGGAATACCTTCAATAACAAACAGCCGGCAGGCAACTATATCACTACAAGCAGAACGCTTACCATCAATGGTACTGCTTACGACCTAAGCGCTGACCGCTCATGGTCAGTTGGTACCGTAACGAGCGTTGCGATGACTGTGCCTACAGGGTTAACAGTTGCGGGATCTCCAATAACAGGAGCAGGTACATTTGCATTAAGTCTTCAGTCAGGGTATTCAATACCAACTACAGCTAATCAATCTAACTGGACAACTGCATATAACAGATCTTTAACTGCATTTAGTATTAATTATGGTGCATTTAGTACTAACCTTATATTAACAGAACAAGACTCAAGTACACTAAGTTTAAGCTTAATTGCAGGCGCTGCAGCGCAGGGGAAAATTGTATTCTTCAACGGAAGTAATTTAGCATATACCTCATTGAATGCTTCGGCACCTTTGAGTTTTGATATCAATACATATACATTTTCAATCAGCCAAGCAGGAGCGTCAACAAACGGGTTCTTAAGCTCAACTGATTGGAATACCTTCAACAATAAGCAGAACGCAATTACACTTACCACTACAGGATCAAGTGGAGCGGCTACGCTTATTGGCAGTACTTTAAATATACCAAACTACTCATCGGCATTAAGTGGCTATGTTCCGACAAGCCGTCAGTTGACAATAAATGGCACGTCATACGACCTCTCTGCTGACAGGTCTTGGTCGGTAGGTACTGTTACTAGTGTCGCTACTACAGGTCCAATTACAGGCGGTACTATTACGGGTAGTGGGACGATAGGCATCACACAAGCTACTACATCTACAGATGGCTATCTAAGTTCAACAGACTGGAATACATTTAATGACAAGCAGGAAGAGATTACATTAACAACTACAGGTACGAGTGGTCCTGCTACATTGACGTCAAATTCATTAAACATACCTGACTACTCATCTGCACCAAGAGGTAACTTTGCCCAGACAGCAAAAAGTGTACCTATTACAAACACAACTCAAGAACAATCACTAATATATGTTGATTTTGAGAAAAGAGTTTTAGATGATGGCGGTGTTGTTGAGTCTTTAGACTGCATGGAATCCGATTTAAGAAATTACGGTAGCGTTGGATCTTTATTCGTACCTGCAAATTCATTCAAAGTAGGTGACTCTTTTTATGTCAACTTGAGTGGAGTTATTAGTTCTTTAAATAATCAATCTATGGCAATACGAATTCAGTCAAATGGCGGTGTTGTGTTTTTTCCAGAATTAACTTCTACTTTAGCAATAACTACACTTACTTTAGCAGCAACCACTAATAAGTTTTTTGATCTAGTGATTACATTTACAATCAGAGCTATTGGAGGAAGAGGTGTCGCTAAAATTTTAACTTCAGGTCAATTTACATACTCAAAAAATGCATCAAGCGCTTTCGAAGGTGCTGATTTTACTTATTTAAATGAGGATACATTTGACACAACGATTGACAACACTTTAGATATAACAGCTCAATTTACAACAGCTAGTACATCAAATACAATATACAGCGAATTATTTACACTTCAAAAAATATATTAACCATGACAAAAGAACAAGCTTACCAAGTATTAGTAGATGCAGTAAACGTAGCAACTACAAAAGGAGCGTTTAACCTACAAGATGTGTCTGCAATCATCGCAGCACTTCAAGCATTAAAGCCTGAAGAAGATGTATAAATTAATACTACCTTTAATTATGTTAATAATGGCCTGTTCACCGACTAAAAGGTTTACACGCCTTATTACTAAGTACCCGTATTTAATTACAACTGATACAGTTGTAATAAAAGACACCATCACCCTCTACGTGCCAGAGGTGCACACAGACACTGTGGTGACATTACAGCAGCTTACTGACACCATTACTCTCACCAAGGAGAGAGTAACAGTGAGAGCATGGTACGTCCCAAAAGAAAAGAAGGTTTATATACAAGGTAAATGCGACCCTATATACATCACAAAGATTGTTGATAGGAAAATTCCTATCAAGTATTATGAGAAGTACCCTTGGTGGAAGAAGCTGCTAAACAACCTATTGGCTATTTTTATTATCTTTGTTGTAGTCTATACAGTGTATAGACTATATAAAAAACTACCATGAAAACTAACGCATTAATTATTTTGTCTGGAATCATAACAATCCTTGCACCGGTAGGCCCGTTGCTAACCATAGCTTTAATTTCCATTCTATTAGATGTTTGTTTTGGTGTATGGCGTTCATACAAGAAACGTGAAGACCAAGAGGCAAAATTTTGGGATGTAGTTCAGAGTCAACGTTTATACGCTACAGCAGTTAAGTCTGCTATTTACGCAGCAGCAATCACATTCTTCTTTTTAGTAGAAAAATTTATTGCAGGTGATATCATATCACACTTTATATCAATAGAGTTATTACTGACTAAAGCAGTGGCTCTATTTTTTGTTTTTATTGAAGTAAAGAGCATGAATGAGAGTTACAAAAACGTTACAGGTAGAGATATACTATCTTCATTTAAAAAGTTCATTACAGGACTTAAATCAGAAAGCGATAAGTGGCGATGAAACTACCATCCAACATTAAGCAAGTTCCAATGAAAGAATCTCAGTACATAAAAACTGAGACTAAAAAGAACATGATCGTATTGCATCACACAGCTGGTAACAGCTCAGGTGCAAGCACAATTCAAATGTGGGATAATGACGGGAGAGGCCGTATTGCTACTTGCGTTGTTATATCAGGAAAAGGACAATCTAAAAATACATACGACGGAGAGATCTGTCAGGCGTTCAGTTCAAAATATTGGGGGTATCACCTTGGCTTGAAGCAAGACATATTTAGAGCAAAAGGTGTTCCATACAAGTCAATCGACCCGATGTCAATTGGTGTTGAGATATGTAACTGGGGTCCGCTTACAAAGAAAGTTGACAAGTTCTATAACTACGTCAACAGAGAAGTTCCTATTGATCAGGTATGTGAGCTAGATAAGCCATACAAAGGCCGTAAATATTACCATGCATACACAGACGCTCAGATTGAATCTGTGCGGCAGCTAATGTTATACTGGGGTGATATTTATAATATTGATCTGACGTATCGAGAAGAAGATATGTGGGATATTTCAGTTAGAGGGTTAAAAGGCGAGAACGGTGTCTACACTCACAACTCGTTTAGAAAAGATAAGAGTGACATCTACCCATGCCCGAAAATGATTGCAATGCTTAAAACCCTTTAATTATTTTTACTAACTTTGCTACATGAAGAAGGTTGAGTCTAAATCAATTGTAAAGATTAAGGTCAAGCGACCGGGCGTTCATGCAAAAAGTAAGACGTCTAAGCTAAAGTCTTCTAAAAACTACAAAAAGAAAAACAGAGGTCAATGAAAATACAGAACTATACAACAGACCAGCCTGCTCCTGATGATATATTATTAGGTAGCAACGTATCATCTAACAATGCTACAGCTAATTTTAAAGTTAGCGATATATTGGCTTTAGGTAATGGAAACATATTAAAGTTTGATGATATGGTTGGTGGCGCCTTGACAGGTGTTGGAACTACTGTTAAATTATCAAGTGTTTTGATACCAGGTGGTAGCCTTTCATCAGCTTGTACACTTAATGCTAATTTTAGATTTGTAAAGTCAGATGTGGCAGTAACGAGTTCTACTGTTGGCCTTTATGTAAATACTACTGACTCACTTGTTGGTGCAACAGGTTTAGGTTTTGCAGTGGCAACAACAACATCAAATAGAGCTTCTTCATTTTCTAGAAACTTTTATATAAAGGGTGGTGCGCTTGGAGGATTAAACTTTGGAAGTAGTGTGCTATTAGATGAAAGTGAGATTAATTTTGTAGATAGTTCTTTAAGTATTGATATAAACTCAGGCTTATACTTCATGGTCGCTGCAACTAATGTAGGATCATCAACCACAATAACTGTTCCTTATTCAAGGTACTTAATTTATAGATAATATGTCAACAATTCCAACGGGACAAAAGTTCCACACAGTAGCTAGTAATGTAGTAACACAAGAGAGAGGCTCAGCATTAGCTAACTCACAGCGTGAGATTTTCACAATGCAAGATATTGTAGACACAGTAAGCGCAGAGATTCCTGCATATAAAGTATATACTGCTATATTAAATCAGAGTGGAACTAGTGTTCCCGTAGCTACTGTATTAGAAAATACTTTAGGTGGAACTGTTGTATGGAGTTATTCCGGCACTGGAAGTTATCAAGCCACATTAACAGGAGCTTTTACTTCTAAAACATTTTTATACATATCTAGTGAAGCTGATTATAACAATGGACCTCAACTTTACGCTCAAGAAATTAGAACATTAACTAGGATAACTGACGATATTGTTGCTTTAAAAAATATAGGATTAAATTTTACAGCAGGTGTATATTCTTCGGGTGCAGTAGATAATTTCACAAATGTATCTATTGAAATTAGAGTATATCCATAAATAAACTACTACTAATAATACAAAGCTACCCTAACCGGTGGCTTTTTCATTTTAAAATATTGCCTATATTTGTCTTATTAATTTATTATAATGGAAAAGAAAATCAAAAAAGAAGAGCTCGAAGCGTTGGTTAACGCTAACCGAGTTTACAGAGATTTAAAATTTAATCTAGCAGACATCGAGATGAGCGTTCGTCGTTTAGGCGAGCAGAAAGAGCTCACAATGCAGCAACTTGAAATTGCGGCAGCAACGCTCACACAAGAGCAGCAGTCCATCTTTGAAAAGTATGGCGATGTCAGTGTAAATCTACAAACAGGTGAGTATAATTAGAAAAATTTCCATTGGTCCTGATTACATGAAGTCTATGCACTACATGGTTGGTCAGACTGTCCTAGATAGAACTTGGGAGATCAACACCATCCGTAAAGAGGATGATGGGTCTATCTGCGTTTGGGTTATAAAGGACGGTGAGATTATTAAATGGAAGTCTTTCTCAGCAACAGTTCCTGTAGCTATAGAGTACAAAATAGATTACTAATGAAATCACCATACTGCTTCATCATTAAACCAGTTGGTCTGAGGCGGTACGATAACATAAGGAAGTTCGGAGATACCGACTTCTATATCAGCTCCTCCCAAGAAGACCACAAGACATCCAATCGCTTTGCTGAAGTGATTAGTGTTCCTATTTACTATAACGGCCCGGTTCAACCTGGAGACACTGTGGTAGTGCACCATAATGTTTTTAAATACTATTACGACATGAAGGGCCGTCAGAAGAGCAGCTGGAACCATTTAATGGATGACTTATTTTTAGCAGAGGTTGATCAAATATATCTATATAAAAGAGATGTCAATTGGCAGGCTGTTGATCCGTTTATATTTATCAGACCGATACCGACTGAGGATAAGTTAATTAGCTCTACCGGTGCGCATGAGTCGCTATGGGGTGAGGTTGTGTATAAAACCTCCACACTGACAAATGTCAGTGTCGGTGATACAGTCTCATTCACACCAGACAGCGAGTATGAATTTATAATAGATGGTGAGACCATCTACAGAATGTATAACAAGAACATATGTCTAAAAAGGGAGAAATAGTAGAGGCGGCCAAGCAAGCAATCGATGAGTTGATCAAGGTGCTAAAGTCACCTATCATCACTCACGCTGAGGACGATATATCGGCCGATAAGATGAAGAACGCAGCGTCAGCTAAGCGTTTGGCATTTGAGGATGCCATGTATATGCTCAATAAGATTGAGGAGGAGGAGAACAAGGCTGCAGAGGGCCCAATTGTCGAGGTTACACTCGGCAAATCAGGATTTGCTGAAGGAAGAGCAAGACATGGAAAATAAGCTGTACTCCATAGTAAACGACTACATTCACAAGACTGCTCTTAATACTAAGAACAGCAAGAAGTCATGGGACTATGGTTACAACAAAGAGTATGACCTGATAGTTATATCTAAGGATGGAACCATTGGTGATATCTATGAAATAAATGGACTAAAGGTTGCTTTACCTCAACAGCCAAAGACTGTTGAGAGCAGAGGTAACAGATGGCAGCCAGTAGAGTATCCAGCTGAGCTGCAGAAAATTAAGTCAATATTTGACTGGAACCGTAGAGATAACGCGTTCAAGTCTAAGTATGTGGATATGATCGAAGATGAATTTGAGAGACGAGAGCAAGGCTTTTGGTTCATTAACAACGGAACACCGACATACATCACCGGAACACATTACATGTATCTACAGTGGACAAAGATTGATATTGGTCTTCCTGACTTCCGTGAGTCCAACCGAATATTCTACATATTTTGGGAGGCATGCAAGGTAGACAGCCGAGCGTTTGGTATGTGCTACTTAAAGAACCGTCGTTCAGGATTCTCATTCATGTCGTCTGCAGAGGCGTCAAACACAGGCACAATTGTTAGAGACGCTAGACTTGGTATTCTATCCAAAACAGGATCGGATGCCAAGAAGATGTTTACCGACAAGGTTGTACCTATCGTAAGAAATTACCCATTCTTTTTCAAGCCGATCCAGGACGGTATGGACAACCCGAAGACGGAGTTGGCCTTCCGTGTTCCTGCGAGTAAGATTACTCGTAAGAATATGGATGAGGAGCGCGATGATGATATAGATGGGTTAGATACTACCATTGACTGGAAAAACACAGCAGACAACAGCTATGACGGTGAGAAGCTGCTTCTACTTGTACATGACGAATCAGGAAAATGGGAAAAGCCAGAGAACATCTTAAATAACTGGCGAGTTACTAAGACTTGTTTACGTCTTGGTAGCCGTATCATTGGTAAGTGTATGATGGGATCAACATCAAACGCGCTTAGTAAGGGTGGTGAGAATTTTAAGAAGTTGTTCTACGACAGTGATCCAACCAAGCGATCTGCCAATGGTCAAACCAAGTCAGGGCTTTACTCTTTGTTTATTCCAATGGAGTGGAATATGGAGGGTTTTATTGACGAGTATGGATGGCCTGTATTTGAGGATCCTAAGAAGCCTATTATGGGTATCGATGGTGAGGAGATTACCATGGGTGTCATTACCTATTGGAACAATGAGGTGGCTGCAATGAAGTCAGACTCAGACGCACTCAACGAATACTACCGTCAGTTCCCTAGAACGGAGTCACATGCTTTCCGTGACGAGAGTAAGTCATCTTTATTTAACTTAACAAAGATATACCAACAGATTGACTACAACGATGCGATGATCAAAGATCGCGTCCTAACAACCGGTTACTTCCATTGGAAGAATGGAGAGAAGGATAGTGAGGTTATTTGGACTCCTGATCCTAAGGGGCGGTTTGTGGTATCATGGATTCCTGACGTTAAGATACGTAACAATGTCGTTAAGAAGGACGGCAAGTTCTACCCAGGCAATAAAGACATCGGTGTGTTTGGTTGTGACCCTTATGACATATCAGGTGTAGTTGGTGGCGGTGGATCTGCAGGTGCGCTCCACGGTATAACCAACTTTCACATGGAGAACGCGCCAACCAATCACTTCTTTTTGGAATACATTGCTCGTCCTCAAACTGCTGAAATATTTTTTGAGGATGTATTGATGGCTTGTTTTTTCTATGGAATGCCTATACTTGTAGAGAATAACAAGCAGCGACTATTGTATCACTTTAAGAACAGAGGTTATCGTCCATTCTCAATGAACAGACCTGACAAGCATACGTCTAAACTATCAAAAACAGAGCTTGAGCTAGGCGGTATTCCTAACTCTTCAGAAGATATAAAGCACGCTCATGCCAATAGTATCAACACTTACATTGAAGAGTACGTCGGAATTGACGCAGAAGGTAATTATCGAGAAAATGACAGTATGGGTGACATGTACTTTACGAGAACGTTAAATGACTGGGCACGATTTGACATCAATAACCGAACAAAACACGATGCCTCTATTAGCTCAGGACTAGCATTAATGGCATCTAGAAGACACCTATTTATACCTGTTAAGCAGGAATCTAAAATAAGTGTTAAATTTGTAAGATATAAGAATACTGGCATAAGAAGCGAAATTATCGAATAATGGATAAAACATCAGTTGTTATCTCCTCATTACCCTTTCCGGACCAAATGGCGTCAGATGAAATCAAGGCGACGTTTGATTACGGATTAAAGGTAGGAAAAGCTATCGAAGGGGAGTGGTTTAAGAGGAAGTCTAATTCAAGCAGATTTTATCAGCAGTGGGGTGAATTCCACCGCTTGAG